AGTCTTTCTTATCACGGTCAGACGTTTGGGTAAGAGTCACACACTGAATATTCCTTGGAACAAGAAGATCACCGCTTGTCGTGTGCTGGAAATATTTTGGGTCCTGGCCTGGACCTGTTGCAGTTGCCATTGTTAAGGCCCCAAAGGCCTCGCTATACATCCTTGCGTATGTAGTGTTGTCACCCTGCCCAGCCTGAAAAGCAAGAATAAACGGCCAGCCACCAGAGGATACGGAAGCCCTCAGGTTTAACTGCGGCCCTTCAATAGCAACTGTTCCATTCAGAGTTGCTCCCCCGGTGAACACTGGTGCAGCGGTGGGAGCTGCGCCTAATGCGGTACGTGCTGCTGCTGCGGCTGTAGCCCCGGTGCCGCCCTGATTAACAGGAACAGCGCCACTAACTTTAGTTGCCATATTCGTTGCAAGATAGTTCCATGATGGACCGGTAAAAGTGGAACCGTCAGGAAGTGTTACCGTGATATTCCCTGCGCCGCTGTAAACCTGCTGCCAGTTGGCCTTATCCAAATTCAAGCCGCGGATAGCCTTCGCCACATCGGCGGCAACCTGCGCGGTAATGCCAACAAGTGTCGCATTAGGTACCGCAGTCCATGCGTTCCCGGTGGCGGTTGGTCCGCCATATGGGATGATTAACGTTAGGGACGTTGCAGATGCTATTGCTTTGACACCCAGGTTATACGTCACACCCCCGACAATAACGACGATAAAGTCGTTTACTTTTAAGTCGGTGGTAAAGGCGGTACCGGTACCCGTCACGGTTGCAGAGTTATTGGTTAATGCGATGGTTCCTGCCGACATGTTTGCTCCAGGCATAAAAAAACCCGCCGAAGCGGGTCTGTATGTGATGAATGATATTTAATTTGGTGGAACAGTTAGAAATAATCTGTCGCCCAAAGGAAAGGTAATGGCTTACTGGCATAGCCAACAACCTGTTGATTAGGATTGGATGTGTCGCCGCCGTTTATAAAGCTCGTCGGCTTACCGAAAAATAATGCTCCACTACGTGCCATGCCAATGTGGAACCAGCTCTGTGAAGCCAGTTGGCCTCCTATCTTCATAATAGGGACCATAGGCTGCTGCAACTGGTCTCCCGCACTGAATGTGGTAGCTGTTCCATTTGAGGATGGGGTATTAATATTTCCCCGATACATCATCGGTGTTTCAGCACTGGTAAAACTAATCCCGCCATCAATCCCCCGCACAGCAATCCCCCAGGCGGGAACCACCGGTGTTTTAATGGTAAATACGCAAATCTTGATGGGGATATTGATTCCAGATTGGTTATTTGCGCTGCTGTATCCTTTGAGTGTGCGGCTTGCCTCGTCGTATATCATCCCTATATTCGGATCATCCCAGTAACAGAACACAGTGGAATTAGCGCCCACTGGAAGGGTTAGGTTTCCGGTGAATGACCCATTGTATGAGTAGGTAAGAAACAAACCTGAATTGCTGTCTACGACGTAAGGGAAAGAGCCGCCAGCGGCCACGGCGAAGCCGAAACCGCCCTGATTTATCTCCCCCGGATACACACAATAGACGTTAACCAACTTTGGACGATCAGCAGAGCTGCTGGCAAAGCTAGGACTCTGTAGGTTAGTTGTCAGATTTAGCGTAGCCGTCACTGTCCTGGCGTTATTGTCTACGCTTATCACCAACGATTTAAACTCCATTGTCGCTGATGTTGATGTTTTTAAAATCGCGACCACGTTATCTGGAATGGCGACCAGCTGCGAACCAGCAGGACATTTGACGGAAAAATCACCTGATGAAGTGTTCACATTACCAATGCTGGCACCGATCGAGAGACTGCCAATCCACGTTAATGGTCGGCTGACCGACATGTCGTAACTTTTGGCGCCAGCCACTGCAATTCCGAATGGCATCAGCTTAAATCCCCCACTTTAACTTTCCAGTTTCCGGCGCTGTCATAGACACGTAATCCACGCCCATCGAGCGTGATGCTCCCCTGCCCTGCGGTCGCCGATTTAAACGTAAAGCCGGTGTTCTTATCGAGGTTCCAACCGGTACCGGATGATGAATAATTATTGGACTGAATGAAGTTACCAATTTTCGCGTTCGTTATCGTTCCGTCCTGGATAAACGCGTCGCTGATGAACACCTGCCCATTGATTACCGCAAACGGTGAATACTGCGTCGTGCCGGATCCGCTCATTAAAACAAACTGGTTCGCGTTAAAACCAACACGCGTAACAACCGGCTGGCCAGCCTGCGCCAGAACCGCGATAGACATTCCGGCGTTGTACATCACGCCACCGATCCGCACACCTGTTTTCAGTGTGTAAATGGCTGAGGCTCCGCTGGCATCAACAACCGCCGTCAGCTTATCTTCGAGTGCCGCCGTCACGTCCCCGATTTGAGCCTGCACTTGAGTACTTAAATCAGCCAATCCCTGATCGACTTCAGCGATGGTGGTTTTAACTGTCAGAATATCAGCGCGCACCTCCCCGTTCTGAGCGAACTGGTGATCTACGGTTGAGTTGAGGTTTAAGGCATTCTGAAGGATGGCGTCGATGTTGGTTTCAATGTCACCCGTCAGCCGGTCGCCGTCAGCAGAACTAAGGAAATCATCCGCGATATCGCCGAGGTAATCGTCGGCATTATCGTTCACCATGCCTCTGACCCAATCGGTATACCCTGACTCATTCCCGGTCTTATCCACCAGTTGGGCGCAGTACCAGAATACCTGACCTGCCCTTAACCCTAATTGCGTATAAACTGCCTGCGGATAGGGAACATCAGACAATAACAGCGGATTAGACTGATCAGAGTTCGGAGTATAGAGAATCTCTGTTTTCAGGGTGTCGGAGGTATTTTCCGAGAATCCCCAATTCAGCTGAATCCCCCAGTTGATACCAGTGGCCGTGAAGCCAACCGGCTTCGGCGGGTTACCCTCTTTACCTGTCAGGGTAATTTCAAGTGAGTATCCCCATCCGCTGGATATTTCCGCTGCATTGATAGCTCGCACACGCACCAGATAGCGGCCAGCGTAGATGCCTGGCACTTCGAATGACGTGGTAGAACTGCGCGGCACGTTTACCCAATTGCCGTCGTTGCGCCGCCATTGGGCCTCATACGCGATAGCGTTCGCCGTCGTATCCCATGTGGCCCGCATTGTCTGAACGTTGATACCCTGGTTGACGACAGAGTAAGAGCTGATCTGGATATTAGCGGGCGCAAACTGACTACCCGGCGGGATAACGCTGATTGGCCGCTGATCGATTACTGCACCAGTGTCGATACGGGCAAATTTATCCGGATCATGTAACACACCTGTGATGCTGTAAGTACCATCGTCATTCTCAGCCGTAGTCGTAATTCGGTATTGCTGAGCGTACAGATCGGAAGACTCAACAACCCAAACGCTTTCAGCTTCAGGTATCTGGGAATAGGATGTGCTGACGGTGACTATATTTCCGTTAACGGCCTGAATCGTTCGGCTCTGAGAAATACCGGTCGGTAAGTTCAGCTGCAACCTGTCGCCAGCCTTTGCGTCTGGTGCCCTGTCCAAAGTAACAACCCGGCCCGATACCGAACTTATTCGCCCACCCGCCACCCTGCCGGATAAGTTTTCATCCGCAACAGAGATGACATAGCCGGGCAGAGGAATATCACCATCAAGTCCTACAGAGAAGTTCACGACACGATCGCTGTTATTGGTGAGGATGCCCCAGCGACCCTTTCGGTTTGCTTCTGACTGCCTGGTACAGCCAATGGCGGTTACTTCGAGCTGGTTGAAAACCTTATAACGGGTGACTAACGCCTGCTCAAAGACAGGCTCCATCGCGTCTGCATAAGCATTATCAGGATCTGACCATGATACGAGCGCAGAGGTATAACGCGTTTTTGACGTGCTGCTTGAGTAAGTAAAGAGCCCATCGACAACGTTGGCGTTCGTGAAATTGTAATCCACGTCACGCGGCATATCTGCAAGAGCAAAAATCTGATCTCCGCCCCAGTATGTCATCCCCCTGAATATGGCTGCGAAATCTCTCAGTACCGTATAAGCATCGTTTCTGTTCTGCACGTAGACGTTGCATAAATAGCGTGGTTCCGTGCCCGCCCCGCCTTTGCCATCAGGGACCATCTGATCGCAATACTGAGCAACCTGATGGAGAGTCCATTTGTCGATGTTGGCAGCCGTTAGGCGATCACCCAATCCAAACCGATCGGATACAACGATGTCATAAAATATCCACGCTGGATTATCAGTCCACGCCCACTTGAAATTCCCCTGCCAGGTGCCTGAATAGGTTCGAGTGATAGGGTCGTAATTATCAGGCACCCGTACGACGCGCATTTTTGCATCCACTGCAACCTGCGGAATTGATCCGTTGAACTGACTGGAGTCAAACTCGATATACAGCAGCGCGGTGTTGGGATAACGAAGCTTGGCGTCGATAACTTCGGTATAACTTTGCAGCGTCATCGTATCGCCGATTTTGGCGCTGTTGGCGTCCTGAGTTATCTTACGCAGGCGCAGCGTCCATGTGCTACCTGATTGGGGTAAATCAATGCGGTGGCTTCGCTCATAACCCGTGGTTGTTTTACCGGTTACAGAGGTGTTTACAACGGTTTGCCACGTGCCACCATCTGTCTGTAAATCTATGGCGTAGTTGATGCTATAACCAACTAGATCCCCATTATCTTGCTGTCTGAAAAGTGACGGCCATTTGAGGCGAAGCCTGACGGCGGACAGTTGAGAGTTAGAGAATGTTCGCGTCCAAGCGGTCGCGCTGCTGACTTCAGTACCGACATTGATTTCATTATTGGCGCCAGGCAGCCCCTGAATATAAGTTTGAGCCTGGGTGCCAGCGCGAAACTCCCACGCCACGCCGCTAAAGTTACTGGAACCGTCGGTATTGAGTAGAGCCGTTCCATCTAAATAAATATTCTGACCAGTTAAATCCCCCGCCCATTCACCTTCGCCAAGGGCAATTAAGACTTTCGCTTTCGCAATTGACTGAAGGTCATCGGGTTGTTCTACAGGCGTACGGGATGAAGAGCTGCCGCCTTTGCGGCCTCTGATTGCGGTAGCTGTTGCCATATTGAGCCCATAAAAAAAGGCCACCGAATGGTGACCTTAAAGGAATTGGAGGGATTTACTGCTGATCTTCAACGTAAATGCCCGCTGATATGATCGCGCCACCCACACGCCGGCGGCCATAACCAAGAGGAACCGGATAACCCTGTGAGGCAGTGTTCGTCACTCCGCCGAACGCGTAGGAAGCTTGGTTAGCTGAGTCTTGTTTACTGGCGAGGCCGGAAGCTTGGGGGGATAACAACTGAATCACGCCACCCGCTGCCATTGCCACGCCTGAAGCTAAAAGACCCGCGGCCAATGGGGATGCAGTACCGCCAGATAAAACAATCATTACCGCGCCAACCGCAACTAAAACTGCTCCCAAGACCGTTTGCAAAATACCAGCTTTTTTACTTCCAATAACTACTGGTACGATTCTGATAATCTCACCATTTACGGGAAACCCTAAATCTTCCTCAGCAATATTTTTTTTGTCTTTAAATACGGCGTAGGTTATCCCTCTCTTTTTACTGCTTTTCATGTATTGCTCAAAGTTAGGCAAGGTCGCTGCCAATGCTCTAGTTGCTTCAGATACCTTACTTATAGAACGGCTATGAAATCTGCCAAATATGCGCCCGAGGGATCCCGATAACTCAATGCGTGTCATAACTTCTTTCATCAGATTCCACCATAAAAAAAGACCGCATAAGCGGCCTTTTAAAAATTAAATTATTATCACTTTGGAAGTGTGACAGCTTTTATTTCAAGGTTGCCGCCAAGGTCGGCAAATAACCTCACAGCTTTATGCTGGCCTGCCGAAAGGCTAATTTCTTTTTCTGACAATGAATCATCAGAAATACATACTTTACCTTCCCCTTTAAAACCTATATTCCATTCGCCAGGCTTAAGGTGTAAGTCAACCCTTTCACCAGTGTTTAAGAGCGCGGCTCTTTCCCCATTAACATATAATCCATAGAAACAACCGCTACCAAGCATTCCTGTGTCTCTAACAACGGTCAGTACGGGATTATTTTCGTTGGAGTTTTGGAATGCAAAAACACGATTCGAAGGAACAAGGGATGCTTTATCAGGTGAAATAGCCGATGTGGCGCAGCCGGATGTCGCTATTATGCAGAGCGCTAAAATAATCTTCTTCATGCTATGTCCTTGTAATTTGATAAACTGATCATAGCTTTCATGTAAAACAAGGCAAGTCATTAAATTAGATCTTTGTGTCTGACAATCAACATCGTCCTTTCGCGCCAATAACCGCCGTAAGGCACTCGCTGGCTAAGCATGCCGTACATGTGGTGAAGAAGCATATTCCCCTCGAGTAAAATCCCCGCATGGTTCCACTTATCCGACTGCACCTGCATGATCACCATGTCCCCCGGCATCGGGTCTCCTGAGAATTCCCTGAATCCGCATTCGTGCCAGCATTCCTGATAGAAGTTGTCCGGATACTGACTTTCCCACCACGGATAATCAACGCGGTAATCCTTCAGCTCTAACCCGTGCGTTTGCCGGTAATAGCTCATCACCAGCCCCCAGCAGTCACTGTGGCCCAGCACAAACGGGCGTTCAATCAACGGAAGGTCGCCGCGTGGCTGGATAGTGCGAAGATCCCCCTCTGGCCAACTCACAATATGCCAGGGTATTTCAGTGGCATCACACTGCGCTTTATCCAGCTCGCTCGGTTGCGTGGTCGCGTCCGGGTGGCTGTGGACAATGGCGATAACAGCTCCCCAGTCCTCAGCACCAGCATAGCCCTCAGGATCGAGATGAAAATGCTCCGTTGGTTCTGAGGCCATATTACGGCAGGGAAAATACTTTATGACACGTGACTTCTGCGCCAGCACGCCGCAACATTCCCGCGGATACTCGGCCTCGGCATGAGCCATAATCTCATCGATAATCTTCTGTTTCATGATCATGTCCGAAGTAAAGATGTGCCAGGGAAACCGCCGAAGGAAAGCTCGTTGTTTTCCCCGAACCGGAGTTTGCAGCCTGTGAGGTTTCCGCTGCATACGTCCAGAGAAGGGTCGCTGACCGGTTTGTTAAACTTGTCGAAATAGCGGGTACCGGCATAATCGCAGCCGTCACCTGAACGGTATTTACCGCGAATAGACCAGGTGCAGAGGGAATGCAGCTGGCGTGTTGGGATCTGTAATCCCTGTAAATCCATCGGGCTGCTGAGGGTGAATTCGACCTGAAGCTTTGTCTCTACGCTTTTACTGTCGATGTAATAAACCTTCAGCTTTTCCTGTGTCGGATCCGCCGATGTATTACCCTCCGGGAAGTTTCGCGCATCGAGATACTTTGCCAGCGTGTCATGGATGGAAACTTTGGCCTGAAGCATGTCGTCGTAAGCCAAACATAAGGCGGTAATAGAGCCGTCCAGATTGGCAACGGTTAGCTTCGGCTGTGCGCTGCTCCCGGTAGTTGAGGACTCAATCCCCTCTATCTGGCAAGGCCATGCCGCATACTCTATACCCTGCCACCAGATTGATTTGGCGGGAAGTTTCGACTCGTCATATGAGGGGGAGCCACCGATATATTCAATTTTAGTGATGTAACGTGTTCCCCACGGCTGGCTTGCCGCCGGTAATGCAACAGAGCTCGCAGAACCGAACGAAAGGCTCGCTGTCTCCCCGGTTGAGTATGTGATTTTTACCCCGGAAGCGCCGTTTGAAGGAATATTAGCTGTGGCCGCACCACGGGTTATAGCTGCCGCAGCAGTGGTAATATAGCTGGAGAGATTATTTCCTTTCTCTGTTTGCGCCCCCCAAACATCAATACCATTGACACCATCACCGGCCCAAGTAGGACTTCTTCCTTGTGACAGATTTTGAATTACGCCATACCCGGCATTGCTGTTGGCACCATCCGCGCTGCCGGTAACAGTAGCCGTGGCAGAACAACGGTACCAGCCACCTGAGAGAGCGATGATCGTGATATTTGAAGCATTGCCACTCGTTAGCCCAGTGGACAGGTCAAAGTTGGCGAATGCACCGCCATTTAATCCTGTTGATCCTCCACCCCAAAGAATTTGCAGCACATTAAATCCATTGGCTTTTGCAAAAATAGAGGTTGTTATTACGTCGCCCAGTGAATACGCCCCGGCCACGCTCTGGACAAGTTGGTGAGTCGCATTGGTGGTAAGTGGCACTAGTTTCGAAGCCGTTGACCCGCCGTCAGGCGATGGCCGCGCTGCTGTCGCAGTCATGCCACCTTTTACCCAGAGTGAATTTGCTATGACATTTGAATACTTTAGGTAATTTGTCGCCGCTGGCTCAGGTTCATTCCGCCCTTTAACTACACCACCCAAATACTCAAGTGGCCACTGGTTCGCTGCTGCCTGGTATATTTTCCCATCCTGCCCGATGTAACTGGCAGCGCCAGCACGGGTGAAGGTGACCCGACTATCCAATACCGGTTTATTCAAACGGATCGGACTGACCGGGTTTGTCGCTTCGATTTCCGCTTCGGTGTGTGGGATGTTGTAGGAATGAAACCGGAGAATATCGCCAACACCGAACGCCGTGCCATCGACTTCAAAGAGCCTGACAGTATTGCCCGGCTCAAGTTTCTGATAATCGCTGTTGATACTCATGGTTTAAACGCCTGTTCGAAAGTGGCATCGAGGTTGAATTTGTCCGCACCGAGCGCCGTGGGTTTATAGGTGTCGCAGCGGAACATGCCCAATGGTTCGAGCGGCGGTTTCCAAAGGAATGCCGCTGTCCCCTGATGCGAATCCAGAAACGTTTTGATCGCACCGATGTAATTTTCATTACCGGTGAAACTAAGCGTCCACTTTTGACTTTTGGTGTTTAAACCATCGCCAGCAACCTGCATATATCCGTCGCCGAACTGCACCTTCCTGGTACGAAATGTAGTATCGGCTTCGGCATTTAAGCGTGGGCACCACGTGAATGTTTGAATAGCCATGATCACCTGCTGTTTTTCATTGCGTTCCAGATGTCGCCGCCCGGGCGCAAATCCTTCGCCTTGTTCTGCTGATATAACTGGTTTACATAGTTGGCGATCTGCGTGCCGAACTGTTCCCAGCCGCCCGAGGATTCCGTACTGGCATTGCCGCTGCTGTCTATCGTGATGTAAACCTGCGGGGCACCGCCTGATCCTGAACCGCCTGAACCCAGCGCCCTGACACCCAATGAGCCATCTGCAGCGCGAGTCAGTGGCATGATCGCTTCTGGCCCCGCTTCACCAAATACGCCCGCACCTTTCGCAAAGGCGAACATAGTGGGTGAGCTGTATACCCCGTTACTGAAAGAGCTCAGGGATGGGGAGTCGTAAACGCCGCCTTTCGCATTGAACGAGAGATTGCTGTAAGAACCTGAGGAAAATGCATTTGAGGAGGATGCCGCGGCACCGCCGCCAAAGTAACTGGCCGCGCCACCGGCAATCGTACCCAAAAGGCCTCCCCACGCTGAACTGCCACTGCTTCCGCCCATCAGGCTCACCGCCGCCATCTGGAGCGCCACTTTCTCGATGATCTGCAGAACAGAAACGCCCCATGACTTCCAGCTGACTTTGTTGCCTTCGAGCATGGAGGTCACATTTGAGAAGGCGCTATCCATCGTGGCTTTAACACCATCGGAAACAGTGCCGGACACGTTACTGATTTCTTCCAGCCAGTTGCTGTAACCCCGAGAAGCGCCGGACATCCAGTCAGCTTCAGCTGCCGCCGTTGCCTTATACTTATTGTCCAGTTCTGTCAGTGCAGCGTTGCGTGCTGAGATAGCAGCTGCGCCCTGGTCGGTTTTGGCGAAAACCCGGTTAACCTGCTGCGTTTCATCAAACCGAGAACGCTGACGGTCACTGAGGCCAGCCGTCTCCGTTGTGAGTGCGGTTTCGTCGCGGTATTTTCTGGCAGCGTCCGTGAGGTCTTTCAGCGCGTCGGCCTGCTCACGCTGCTTTCTGACCGTTTCATCCGCTTTCTGATTCCACTTCGCCAGTTCTTCAGATGATTCGCGGATCGCCTTGATTTGCGCTTCCGTCCATTTGGTACCGGTCTGGTGAGACGCAGC